TAGCGCAATCGGTTAGAGCACTAGAATCCGGTTCTCCTTGTCCTACTTGCTTATCCCAGAGTTCCTTCGCTGCTGCTGCTGCTCTCTTCCAATCAGTAGCGGGTATAGGCTCCTGGAGAGGTAGAACGATTCTCCACTTCTCTACCTCTGCATTATTGGAGTAAGATGTATGGGCTATGTAATGCCAATCTGAGAACGCAGAGCAGAATCCGAACTCCGTACCATCATCGAGATCGAATACTAAGCAGGATACCTCTAGAGCATGAGCCCCGGAGCGATTCCCAGCGAAAGAAGTAGGACTCCAGAGAGGGAGGCTCTTCTTCTCTCGAACCTTGTATGGAACCGCAGGGATCATTAAAGCCTGGGCTAGTTTTCTAAGATCGAGTTCTGCTTCTACTGGTTTAACTTCATAGTGAGAAGAGAAGGTGCTAATCTTAAAAGTCTTAGGCATCTTCTCTCCTCCATTGGTAGATAGAGAATAGAGTATGGGCTTCTTCCATCTCTCCTGCGTAGTAGTCTTCACAAGATAAACAGACTACCCGGTTATCATCTACCCAGATCTCGCTCTTCGTAATGATATCGAGAACCATCTTAATCAGATTATCGATATCAGGCTTCTTAGGTCTCCAGATTCTACCGTGAGTGAGTTCTCCTTTAACTCTAGAGAGTACCTTCGTTCTAGGATGGATAAAGGTAATTTGTATTCTGAGAACTCCATCCAGAGGATCCCAGTCCTCTCCCTTCGCTGCTAGAAGTTGCTTAACCTGCTCATCCTTATAGGTTCTCGAGGTTTGAGCAGTATACGCTCTCCCGGTCTTAGTAAAACGAGGTCTCCCCATCGCAACGGGGGGACCTTGTAAAATTCCTTGGTATGCTAGTTTCCACATTATACTCGCTCCATTTCGATCATCTTGGAGAGTTTATTATACTTCGTTTCCCAATTATCTCCACTCAGCATCTCACATAATCTAACGAGGGCTACTACAGAGGGGAAGGTATCTCCAGCGATCCACTTAGAGATAGCGTTCTCAGTAACTCCGATTACCTCCGCAATATCTACCAGAGCGTAATCGCTGCTCATAATGTATTGATGCAGGATTCGAGCGAACTGTGGATTAGCAATAGCGCAATACTTAGCACGAGCCCAAGCGATAGCCTCCTCTGGTTTATCCTCGAATACCTCTCTACGAAGTACCAGCCCATTAATCTGTACGGATGCTTCCCATACCCAAGAGCAGTAGATCGGACTCCAGATCTTACAGATCTCTCCAATCTGTTTTACTGCGTTCAATAGAGCAAGGTTATCTAGATAGATTGGTCTGGGAGGTGTTCTCCGCTTGCTCATCTTCCGGAGGGCTGTTCTACCGTTCTCCTTAACGTATCTTCTGCGGTTCTTATTCATCTCTTTATCTCCTTCTTGTTTGGGTTGAATCCTTTTAAGTTCATTCCTAAATGCAATCGATTACGCTCTAGAATGGTTCTCAATTTCTCTATTGTACTAGGCCAGCAATATCTCATTTTTAATAGTTCATCCCTAGTCTTAGAGGCTACCTCCCAATAATAATTCAGATCATGCTTATTTAAAAAAAGCATTAAACTGTAGTCTAATTCATCAGATTCATCACCCCATCGTTTATACAAATTAGGGTTCCATTTTTGATTCTCTGTTACATATGAGATAGTTACTTCTACTTCTACAGATAGAAGATACTTAGTAAAAACTTCTCCTCCAAGGTGTAATCCATTGCCTAAAGATTGCTTAGGACCCCTGTATTGATCTGTAATAGTCTTCTTTACTATTTTCTTACCATATACAAAAATAGAATGGATACACGGATTATTAAGAGTATTATGTAAAGTACGCTCGATCCATGCATCCGATACATAAGTTAATATTTCTTTCTCTGAATGGTCCTCTCCTAAATATGGAATACTTACCTCGAGATTTAAGCAGAAGGTTCTCCCCTCATCTAGTCTTAATAGTTTAAGATTATTCATCTTACACCCCCATCGCATAGCAGAGAAAAGAAAGAGCAGCAGGGATAGCAAACACTGCTACAGTTACGAGGATATACCCCATCATAGTTAATTTGGTTTCTTGGTTCATTGTTTGTACCTCTTGTTATGTTGTTATTGTTTCTTGATACTATTTAGCCATTCTTGATATTGTATCTCAAACATTTCATCTCCTATTTTGGCAGCGATTGGTTTGGCACGTTTTAAATCTTTCTTAGCAGTTGATTCACTGATATTGTATTTCTTCATATGATCTCCCAATGAATAGGAGGCATTCGTTGCATAGTTTTCAGCATAGTCTTGAATCCTTGCCTTGATTCGTTCTTGTCTTGTCATTGTCTTTCCGTTGTTGTGAATGGGGAGGAAGCCCTCCCCGGATTGATTGATTATTGATTATATTTACCACGTTGGCATTGATACCACTTGTACCAATCCTTTTGACTTAATTCTGATCTCCATATGTATTCAGGTTCACTCCATTCGAATCCCTCATCAGCAACGATTCTAATTGTGTTATCATCATCATTTCTTAATTGATCATAATGTTTGTACATAAAAGTATATGCTGCTTTGAATCCCTCATCAGTCCATGGAAAATAATGACCCTCCTCATTGATGAAAATTTCGATAGAAAGATAAACTAATCTTTTGTCTTTTAGTCTTGTTTGTTTGTTTTCTAACCAGTTCATTGTTTGTACCTCTACTGGAGTCTCTGCTGCCTCTACAGCCTCTACAGCCTCTACAGTCTCTGCTGCCTCTTCTGCTGCTGCTGCCTCTACAATCTCTTTGATATATGCCATTGCTGCTGCTTTCGCTTCTTTTGCGGTCTTGTATTCAGTGCTGTAAGTTTCATATTCTGCTAGATAACAGCGTGGTCCTTGTAGAAATCCACCTCTAGATCCTTTAGTTTCCCATCTACCATCTACCTCAAAGTAGTTGGAGGATTCAAATACTTTTCCGGAAGGTAGTTCTGCCCGAAAAATTACATCGTATGATTTAACTCTAAGTTTATCTTCTGGTGTATATCCGTAGTTGGTTTTAAGTTCTCCAATAGATACACCATCTAATAAAATTTCAGATGTTGCACTGTATGTATTTTGTCTTTTCATTTTGGTCAGTTTAATAGACATTGTTTTGTACCTCTGTTGTATATCCCTTATTGGATATACTTAACTATACAATAGTTTTCTATAGTTTTGTATCAATAAAATATACAATTTATCTATTTATTTTGTGATATATTGCTAGCGTATCGGAGGTAGCGATATGAAAACAACACAAGAAAGATTAAAAGAATCTGATATTTTATGGTTCAAGTACGTAATTCCTACGGTGCAAGATCGATTCCCCGGTAAATGGAGAACCGAGATTGGAACCGATAGAGATCTGCAGAACGGAATAGATTACACCTATACCGAGGATGGGAAGCAGTTAACCATCTCCGCTAGGCTATGGAAGTCTAGACCCTGTCAGCACTTCGCTCTACGCTGGAAGAGAACAAAGTACCCGGAGATGGGATTAGAGATTGCATCCCGCTTGGAGGCTATAAAGAAGGGAGAGGAGATCTCCGATCTAACTATGGAGGGCTTCCTATACTCTGGAAGGCTATGGTTAGCAATAATCAATACTCGGAGACTCTATACCGCTATAGATGGGCTCGAGCCCTTCATGAGCGAGTTCACTGTAGAGAATACAGGCCCGCAGGATCTCACCATATTTAAGCGGGCTCCCTTTGATCTGTTTACTCCGTATGAGATAGAGAAGATTATCCTGCCCTTAAAAACTGCGCTTTAATCTCATCTACTATTTTGAAGATGTGCTCTAGTTTAGTCTCCAGCGTAGATACTTTTTTATCTAGATCGTTTATCTCCTGGACTAGTTCTCTACGGATGGTATCTTCTCTAGCCTGCATATCTGAGATAACTTTATCGTATCGAGCCCGGAGTTCTTCCTCTTTGCGCTCTTGCTTTGTTTCTCGCTCATCTGCTCTCTTTTTAAGATCTTGATTCTGCATATACAGGAAAGCAGCGAAGGCTATATTAGCACCTCCGTTTAACAGGATATTGATCAAGGGCTCTTCCATTACAGACTCCAAGAGATTATCCCAGCAGCGATCGCATCTGCGATTACTTTAAGGGAATCCATATTTAATAAATCTCGATGAGTATCCATAAAAAGAGGCTCGCAGCAGATAGCGATCGGATCTGCTACTCCTTTTATCGT